TTCGCAATAAAATTAAAAACTATGCTTCTTCAGTTTCTTTGGCTGGTGGCAGAAAAGTTGTCATCATTGATGAGGCTGATTATCTCAATCCTAATTCAACTCAACCTGCTTTACGGGGAGCCATTGAAGAATTTGCCTCAAACTGCTCATTCATCTTCACATGTAATTTCAAAAACCGTATCATCGATCCAATCCACTCTCGGTGTTCTGTTATCGATTTTAAAATCAACGGTTCTAAACCAAAACTGGCTGCACAATTCTTTAAAAGAGTTGAAAATATTCTTGAGCAAGAAGCTATCAAATATTCAAAAGATGTTGTTGCGGCAATCATTACAAAGCATTTCCCAGACCATCGAAGAATTCTTAATGAATTGCAGCGATATTCGATATCTGGCACCATTGATACTGGCATCCTTTCTAATATTAGTGATATACAATTTGAATCGTTAATTTCATCTTTAAAAGATAAAGACTTTGCTTCTACTCGTAAGTGGGTTACTGCCAATCTTGATAATGATCCAACAAAAATTTATCGTAAGATATATGATTCATTGTATGATGTTCTTACACCTAGTTCGGTTCCGCAACTAGTTCTCATACTGGCCAAGTATCAATATCAATCTGCATTTGTGGCCGACCACGAAATCAATATGATTGCCTGTTTGACCGAAATTATGGTAGATTGTGAGTTCAAATGAAAATAGGATTTAATTGTTCTTGTTTTGATTTGTTTCATGCTGGTCATGTTACCATGTTAAAAATGGAAAAAGAGCGGTGTGATTATCTCAAAGTGGCTCTTCAAGTAGACCCCACGACAGATAGACCTGGCTTAAAAAATAAGCCAGTACAATCTATCTATGAAAGATATGCACAGGTTCAAGCCTGTAAATATGTTGATGAGATTTTATTATACGACACCGAAAAAGAATTACTCAATCTCATTATGACACAAGATATGCACATTCGTTTTTTAAGTGATGAATATCTATACAGAGATTTTACAGGTAAACAATATTGTATGGATAATGGTATTGAATTATTCTACCATAAACGTCAACACACATATAGCACTAGTGAATTAAGAAATCGTGTTTATGAATTGGAATTGGCCAAGCGCCAAGAAAAAGGTGTAATAGATATCCCACAATATTCTACAGAGTTATTAAAATGAACACGACAAATATTTTAGAGTTAGGTCGTGCAGGAGAACTTGTCGTAATTGATATGTTAAAATCTTTAGGTCTTGATTTACAAATCCGTGATATGTATTTAGAAAACAAATATGATTCTGAAAAAGATATTTTAGTTGATGGCAAATACAGAGTAGAAATAAAAACTCAAGCACCTTTTGTTAAAATGAATGCGTTTACTTTTTTACCTAATCAGATTAAGAAATGCACATTAGCTGATGTTTTATATTTTGTTTCGGTACCACATCCTACATGGTCACATTATTCTGATGGATGGATTTACAGAGCAGTTCCTAGTGAAATGAATTATCATCCATGGAAAGACCGTTGGGGTAAAGAAAGAATTATTATTCCAATTAAACAAGATGCTTTAAAACCTGTGCATAAAATGCCGGATAAAAAATCAAAAGAATTACAACAATTACTTTCGACAATGTATTGATATGCCAGATTTATTTAAAGAGATATTACCATCAATTCTACAGACCAAGAAATCTGTATTCCGTGATGAACTGGATTTTAAAGAGTACAAGCCCTTTATCGTCAATCGTGCTCTGTCATACCATATGGATTGTGTTCTATATGTCAATGAGATGAACCTACATCCAGAGATTGATGTGGACATGCAATATTCATATCTTCTAAATACTATAAGACCAATGAAACGGAAATTTCAACCGTGGCAGAAATCAGAGGTCGACAAAGATATAGAATGTGTCAAACAATACTTTGGATACTCCAACGAGAAAGCCAAAGAAGCCTTGCGTATTCTAAATGATGAACAAATCGCTGAAATAAAAGCTAAAACAAATAAAGGCGGAATGAACAAGTCATGATTTCAATTATAGATTTAGTTGAAGTTACACTCGGTGAAAAGGATGATTTTTTAAAAGTACGTGAAACTCTGACACGCATCGGTGTGGCTTCCAAAAAAGACAGAATATTGTACCAATCTTGCCATATATTACATAAGCAAGGCAAGTATTATATCGTCCACTTCAAAGAACTCTTTGCATTGGATGGCAAACCTACAGACCTATCTGAGAATGATTTATCTCGTAGGAACGCCATAGCGCAACTCCTAGAAGATTGGGGTTTAGTGAAGATAGTGAATCGAAAGCAAGTGGAGAACCCTCCACCCATCTTCCTATCACAAATTAAGATACTTTCCCACAAAGATAAAGACGATTGGGATTTGGTACCCAAGTATAATATTGGTAAGAAACCAGGAGCCTATTGACAAAATAGGCTTTTTGTGTTATAAATATGGATGTAGGTGCCTTCGGGGCCTATAATTTTGATTAACTCGCTTAAACTAAGGAGCACATAAACATGACTACAAGTCTATTACCTTCCATTTTTGACTTTCACAAGACCCTCGATCCATATACGGTTGGCTTTGACAGTTTCTTTAAAGATATTGAAGAAGTTACCAAAACAATTCAAAAGGCTGTGCCGTCATATCCCCCATACAATATCAAACAAGTAAGCAAAAACAAGTATGTCATTGAAATGGCAGTTGCTGGTTTTGCCAAGTCTGATATTGAAGTAACACTTGAAGGCAATAAATTGGTTATCAAAGGTTCCGCTCAAGAAAACGATACTACAGAAGAAAATTTCTTATTCAAAGGTATCGCTAACCGCAATTTCACCCGTGCATTTACATTGGCAGATAAGATTGAAATCAAAGATGCCGAAATGGTAAATGGTATGTTGCGTGTATGGTTAGAGAATTTTGTGCAAACTCAAGATGCCATTAAAAAGATTGCCATTAAGGAAAAGAAAGATGTCTAACTGGTGGCCCGTATCCGATGAGGAATGGGAACAGTTGAATTATCCAAAAAGTCGGTAAACATATAGGGGGATCTTGACAGACCCCCTATTCTGTGTTATTATGGTCCATATTATGAAAAAAGTGAAATCAAATCCTATTCTACAAAAGGTTCGTTCAAAAACGAACTCCGACATCTATTATACTTTTTCCAACTGGAAGACTAAGGATATAGAAGATGTTACTTTTATTCCTGTGGTCAAAGAAATACCTACTGGTGAATATCAGGTGGTACACTATATGAGAAAAGAAAATTTGGAGTATGTGAAATGAGTTTTTTAGTTCAACATCAGTTATTAAATAATCAAAAACGGAAGTTTGATCCTAAAAACAAAAAAGACATTGAATTGTTTAGAATGTTTTTATTAGAAAATAGATGGAACGAACCTTGTCCTTTCATTTTAGAAGAACCACATACAGTAATACCAGAAATGTTGAAAGACAAATACATTCGTAGTCAATTTAACATTTCGGAACCTATACCAGAGATTCTAAGATGAATTGGCTTAAATATTCAGGTTGTAATATCACATTAAAATTAAATCCATTTCATTGGAGAATTAGTTGTGATTACAATAAAACAAATGAAGTTTGGGAAACAGATGCTTTAGTTATTGAATTATTGCCTATAACCATAAGGATATGGTTGGATGATGGTAGTTGGTGATAGTTAAAGTTTCACCTGGTGAAATTGATTTTACTCCTAAATATTAATAACCTAGGAGAGTTTTAAATGCAGCTCAGTATAGTTGGTTGTCCTGATAAAGAACGTTTCCGTCCATATGTGAAACGTGCGGCTATTTTTTATGCTCAAGAATTAATGTCCACAAAAATGTCGGACAATATATTTATTCGCATTAAATTTAATTCCAAATTAGATGCTTTAGGATATGCTGGAGTTATTGATTATAATGAGAGTAATAAACCAAGAGAATTTGAAATAGAATTAAATCCCATTATAGGTTCACATGACATATTAGAAACATTAGCCCATGAAATGGTTCATGTCAAACAATATGCCTATAATGAAATGAATGAATATGGTACTCGTTGGAGGGGCCAAAAGATCACAGAGAATTTGAACTATTATGATGAACCATGGGAAGTTGAAGCTTTTGGAGTGTCAACAGGATTATTTACCAAATTTGTTATTAAAGAAAAATTATGGGAAGTGTTTAGTGATATTCGTAATCCAGATGCTCCTCTCAAACCAGAACCTATAGCATGGTTAAATATACCACAAATAAGTATTGACAATCAACATATATAATGTTATAGTATTACATATGCGGTGAGTGATAGCACGATACAAGATTCCCTCTTGTGTTACCTGAGCATAGCAGTGGCACCGCTCCAAATTTTCAAAGGACCATATCATGGCAGTTTCAAAAACAAAAAAAAATCCTATGTTGACTAAAAATGGTAAGCCAAGATTAGGACCTTTAAATCTGAAACAACTTAATGATGTTTTAGAAAAAACTAGCCGTCCAAAAGACAAGGCAAAAATACAGAAACGAATTGTTGTAATAACTTCAAGAACTCTTTAAACATGGAGAAATCATGTCAATCACTATTAAAAATTTAGAAAGTGCCTTGGCTGGTGAAAGTCAGGCACACATCAAATATCGTTACTTTGCTAAGATTGCTCGTCAAAATGGCCATGAAGAAGTGGCAAAACATTTTGAACACACAGCAGAACAAGAATTACTTCACGCATGGAGCCATCTAGAATTACTCATTGGTAAACCATCTACAAAAGAATGTTTAGAGAAAGCCATTGAAGGTGAAACATATGAGTTCACTACAATGTATCCTAATTTCTATGAGAATGCTGTATCAGAAAAAAATGCTCAAGCATCTGTTGAGTTCGTTGAACAAATGGCCGAATCAAAAGAACATGCTAATCAGTTTAAACAAAAATTAGTTGTATTGGAGAAAGCAGAAAAACGTTTTGCTGCTTTAAAGAAAATTGAAGAACGTCATGCAAATGCTTATAAACAAGTATTGGAGGCACTATAAATGACAGCAGAAATATCACACATCTGTATTGTTTGTGGCCATAGACACGATGAAAAAACTGAAGGTAAGTGGGAAGAACTACCAGAAGATTTTTTGTGTCCAGAATGTGGTTGCGGCAAAGATGAATACTATGACGAACTTTGGCATTCAGTTTAACAAAAAGGTTGGAGTCGCCGGAGCCACCGAAAAAATTTTGACGATTTCCAAGTTTTAAATTTTTATTTTTGAAATATATAGTTATAGCGGGGTAGCTCAGAGGTAGAGCATTGGACTCATAATCCAGGGGCCGTAGGTTCGATTCCTTCCCCCGCAACCAACATAAGGAGATAATATGTCAGATGATAAAAAGTTTCGTGAAGAACAATTAAAAAAAGTTCGTAACCTCAAACCAGTAACTCCCAAACCAAAACCAAACTTTGCACCTAAAATGACTGTAATGCGTAAGGCAGGTAGGGGCAGATGACACACCCAAAAGAATTAGAAAAACCAGAAAAAGATCCTGTTCAAGAACAAGATTCAAAAAATGAAGATGATGAATTTCATCGAATAGAATATGAACAAGAATTAAAGTCTAGAAGCCAATCTATAGGGCAAAAAATATAAAGATA